TTGCAGGAGCATTATAGTTATCAATAAGTCTTGGGAATGCTGGTGCAAAATAAGCTGATGCATCCATATGCAAAGCCCCATGAATTGCACCCGCAGATACAATTGGATTTTCTCCATTTGCAGTTGCAGTCATTGGTATTGCTGGATAATTAAAATTCTTTGTAGCAGCAAAGTTAGGCATTTGGAACATAGCAGTTGCAGTCATAACAGCAATTGTTGGGGCAATTGTATCTAATTGTGTTGGATCTACTAATAATGTTGTTGCAGTTGCTACACCTGGATTAATTACTGGACCAAATCCAACTGTAATTGCTGGTTGTACCATTAATGAACTAGCAGTAGTATCCATTATTAGAGCAACCCGTTGATATGCTTCAAATGCATCTTGTGCTGTAAATGCATTAGGTAATATTGCATATTCATCAATTGTTATATTTCTAGAAGATGAAGTTGGAATAGCTCCAGGAATACCACCAATAGCAAGTAATCCAGTATCTGTTAATGTAGCTGTGCTTGCAATATTACTTGCTCTTTCGATTCCATCTACATAAAGTTTTAAACTTGTTCCATTTTTAACAGCAACAAACATATGATAATTTGAATCACCAAATGTTTCAGTTGTTGTGGCATCTTCATTTAATATTGCAGTTGCTACTCTTAGACGTAAAGTTCCATTTGTAAGTTGTTGAACAAGCATACCAACACCAGTAGCATCACCAAAACCAGCAGATGCAAATAAACCATTTTGTGTAGCTCCGCTTGTTAATTTTGCATAAAATAATATTGTTTGCTGATTTGCAGAACTAAATGTACCTGAAGGTGCGGACCATGATCCGCTATAGACTGAATCTCTATTTAAAGAATTATATGCTTTATAGTTTGGAGATGATATATTTTGAGTAAAGTTTGTTCCAGTTTTAGTTAATGTTATTGGAACTGAGCCAATATTTATTGGTGATCCTGTAGCTTCATCCATCTTGAAATAAAATGATGGAGACTTGCTAAGTATATATTGATTTAATCCATTATCTCTTGAGAATGTAGGCATAGGCATTGCAGCACCACCTTGGATAGTTGCCTGTCCATAATTCCAAATATTGGTCATTTCTGTTGTTGTAATATTTGCTGAATTTCCTACATAAAAATGAGATACATACATTAATTCTGTTCTTGTTTGATCACCAATACCAAAACCACCAGTTGTAAATCCAGACATAGAATGATTAAGATTTGCTGTTCCCTTAGACACATTATCTACATAAAGTGTCATTGTTCCACCAGTTAATCTAACTGCTACATAGTGCCAATTGCCATCTGTATATGATGTAGTTGTAGTTACTGTTCTAGAGTTATTATTTAAATAAGTAGAAGCTGTAATATAGCCATTACCTTCAAATTGAATTGTTAAGTTATCTGAACTAGTTGTTGATGCTGTATAAATTCTTGCAGATTCTGTAGTTGATTTTTTAACCCAAAATCCCATTGAAAAGTTATCATCTGTAAACTCTGTTGAAAATGTATTACTTCCAATTGCATATACTCCATCTGTATAACCAGTTCCACCAGTTATTCTTAAAGCACCATGTCCTTGTATTCCGCTACCTAAATCATTTTTTGAGGTTCCAGCATAAAAATATCCGCCAGATCCTCCAGTTCCATAGTTTGTAATTGCTTTAGTTTCATTAAACAAATAGTATTGTTCTAATGACAATGTATTCATATATGTGTCTAGAAGAGTAAATCCATCACGGGCTGATTGAGATGGCATAGGGAATGTTGCAGATGCTGTTGCTGGTGATGCTGCATAATTAATTGCCCGTGTTGTTGTAATTGCTGGTTGAACCGCTAATCCAGATGCAGTTAATGCTGGCGCAGCTAATACTTTATTTGCAAATGTTGCCATGTGATTGGCAACAAATGAATCCATTCCAGTTGTTGAATATGATGCTCCTGTATATATAGCAGCAAAGTCTATTTTCCCATCAAAATATGCTGATGCAGTTGTTAAATCTTGATTTAATAATGAACCAATATTCCAAACACCATACCAACTTGTATTTCCATATGTTGTACCATGTCCATAAAGCACACCATCAACATAAACTCTATATCCATCGCTACCATCAATGTATGAAACTATAACATGGTGCCATCTATTATCACAAAAATCTACGCCAGTTGTATATTGCTGGCGTGTTGATGATCCAGTTCTAACATCTGAAAGTATATTTCCATATTCATCAATATAAACTTTGCTATTGCCTGACCCACTTGATACTGGAATTGATGATAATGTAGCTACTGTTCCAGCACTAGGCTTAGTTGATTTTTTAAATACAAATTCTTGAATAAAATTAGCAAATCCACCAGAACCACCAAGTCCAGAATATTGAACACGTGCATTAGATCCAAATATATACGAAGCGTTACCAGTTAATGAGTCTGAACTTTGTGTTAAAGTTCCAAATTCTTGGTTAGTTGCTGTAGATCCAGTTGCTCTTACAAATTCAGTTGCTGCTGTATCTAAATTAGATGCAACATTAAAAGCTGACTCACCTTGTGCTACGGATAATAGGGACATAAAAATAGGCTGCGGTTAGGCAGCCATAACTCCAATCAAGAATTTGTTTGCTGGAACTGATGAAATACTTCCGCCGTTAATTGTGATGATAGGAGTAAAGGAGAGGTCGGAAACCACTGGAGATAATATATCACCAGAAAGAATCTCAACGGTGGTCTTGACTACGATTGCACAAGCGTGTGCTCGGAATGCGCCGACCTCTACCTTTACGTCCATTATTTTACCTTACGCTACAGTGATTCTGACAATACCTGTCGAATCATATGTAATTGTAAAGTTACCATTAGTTGAAGATTGGTCTGAACCAAAATCTATATATCCAATGAGAGTTGATGTGCTTGATGTACCTGTTGCATCATAAATAACTGCATAACGTGCTGTGATTGTAGAAGATGCCCAAGTGGTATCTGCTGCATCAAGAACGATTACGTTATTAGCTGAATCGTAGGTTACTGTCTTTGAAGCAAGTGTGTTTCCACCAGCAGTATATCCAGTACCAGAAACTTCGTATGTTGATACGTCGTTAAAGTAGTCATGAACATCCTGATCAGGTGTGTAAGAAGATGAAAGTAGTGCAACCTTGATTGTATCAGTGTCGAAATCTACTTCCTTGTTAAGGGCTTTGATTAAAAAGTTACCGTATAGTTTTGATGGCATTATTTATTCCCCCTTATGCTGTCTTCTCAAGAATTGCAAAAGCTTCTGGCTTTGCAACTGCAAATGCACGACGTGCACGGACCTTGAGTAGGACACCATCTGTATCAAATTTAGCATCCTTAGATACCATAGATTCAATTCCTGCACGAACACCATTTACCATAAGGTCAGTATTACCGACGATAAGTAGAGCGTTTCCTGCTGGTGCTGATGTAGCAGCACTTGCTGTCTTAGCTCCAAGAGAAGTTACGAGTGGAAGACCAAATAACGTTGCTGGTGCTCCATTTAGTGGATTCTGAAGGATTGGGCGGTTGTTGTTGTCAACAAGTCCACGCAATGCGCTTACGAATGTTGGGTGAGCAATAAATACTGTCTTTGCTGGATCGAAGTAGTCTCCTGCTTCGATTGTGCTTAACAATGAGTTAAGCTTTGCAAATGTTACTGCTCCTGCTGTTGTTAGAAGGTTTGAAGCTGAGTTATACTGTGAAACTTCACGGTAAATTGAGCTGTATGGAGCTGTATCAGTTCCGTCAGCTGCAACAGTCACGCCTAAGCATGCATTGTCAAACTTTCTTGCCCAGTTAGTTGCCCACTGAGTCTTGTATGTGTTTAGTACATCTAGGAATGAGTCGTTCATATCCTCTTCTGAGATGTGCATAATTTTTGCCCATTTACGAGCTGAAAGAGTAATATCATCAATTGTAACTGATGATTCTCCGATTGCTGCGCCTTCTGCGTATACGTTTGGAGCATCTCCAACGAAGCGTGGAACACGCTTTGTTGATGTAGCCATTGGCTCACGACGTGCTTGGCTTTCAATTGCAGAGTTCTGCAAAGCTGCCTGTACGACGTTAGATGAATGCTCTTCTACGATATAACCATTGGCGACTGTTAATTCTGTTCTTGCCATAGTAGTTTTATCCTTTTCTTATTAGTTAGATTTTTTGTTTGCTTGAGAGTAATATATTCGTCCGAATATTATTAGATTCGCAAGCCTAAACGTCCATCTAGCTTGCATAGTCCAATTATACCGTATTTTAATTACCTAGTACATATTTTGCTTGTAATTCTGAGGCTGAAAGAGGTGAATCTACAGTTGTAGACACTCCAGAATCAGCTTTACCTCTGACTATCATCTTTGGGTCAAATAATTCAGGAAAATCTGTTTTAAGAGATTCCAATTGAATTTCTAATCCATCAATTTCAAAATCTTCGGTTAATTCAATTTCTGAAGTCTTAATATACTTCAGCAACTTATCAGCATTTGGAACCCCACTATCCAAGAGTTGTCTAATTATTCTATCGTTTTTCAACTTAGTCATATTTACATTTAGCTTTTCTCTTGTAGCAACAATTTCTTGTTCTATGGCTTCTTTCTCTGTCCTGAACTTTTTAGCGTCCGCTTTTGCTCTGTCCAAAGCTGCCAACACTGCTGCTGGGTCTTTGATCTCTACGGACGTACCATCCATATTGTCTTCCATTTATTTCTCCTTATGCTTTTGCGTCTGGAACAGCACCCTGCTCATTAGCAGTTACTGTTTCATGCTCTATGGCAGCTTGTTCAAGCGCATAGTTGTGTGCGTTTATTACTTCAGATGTAGGTGTAAGTGGTTCACCAGGTTGTCCTAATGATTCAGCTACTACTGCATCTGCAATTTCAGGATCATATCCAGCTTCAATAAGAATCTGGCGTAAAGATACTCCAACGCTCTTCTTACGAACTGCTATGTCCCAATTATCTAATGAGTCAACAGATTCTGCATTTTCCCATTTAACTTCTACATCAGCTGGTATTCCTTCGATTTTAAACATGTATTTAAATAGATCTCTCCATGTTGAACCAAGGGCTAACTGACGATTAAGTACTTTCTTAAATAGTGGTGCTTCAGCAACACGCAATGCTTGACCTGAAGGAATATTTGATCCCTTTAGGAAGTAATGGTTAGGTGTTGATGTAATTGATGCCATTGCATTTACATATTCCATTACTGGAGCTGTAAAGATACTTGGGTCTGCCGCTGGGAATTGTCCAACTGAAGATACACCTTGTAGGTACCAGAGTTCTCCTGGACCATTTTGCAATGAGCCAATGTTTTCTCTAGCTGTATCATCATCTGAGAAATCATCAAACTCATTTGAGTTGCCACCAGATGATAATGCATAACGCTGTGGTGCACCCTGATAGTCAACAGTCAGCATGTGAGTTGATATCAGCTTATTGATAGCATCCTGTGGGCCAAATGCATCTGCATGCTCTGGACGACCAAATGGCTTATGTGTGCGGAAGTGGAAGACAGGAATTTCTCCCCAAGGATTAGGAATTACTTCCATTGGAGTCATATTCATGCTTACTGACATTGTGTCTAAGTCTCCGTATGACATAAACTTCTCAATACGATCTGGATAATACAGATTCATCTTGATCATCTTTGTTGATCCATCATTTATTTGCCATATTTTAGCTGCAAAATCCTTTTGACGTGGATTCTCTTGGCTATAAATAACGCATGTATTCATTGGTGAGTTATAGTCAATTGCTAATGTTCCGTCCATATCTGGCCAAACGATTGCATATGAATCACCATATACAAGTGCATTTCTATGAATCTCATTGATATCTAGCTTTAGATCTGTCTGTTCCCAGATTGTATCTATATAATCTTCTGCTTGTGGCGTTCCCGCCAATATTTGTTTAATTTCAAGACGATTAAGTACTGAATCTACTACTGTCTTGCTAAAATTGAATCTAAAATCGCTGCCCTCATAGCGAAATAACTTAAACCAACGTTGATTAGCAAATACCTCTGCATTTACGCCTTCGTAATATGCTTCAGCTTGCTTGTAACCATCTCTTTTGGTTAAAATTTGTTCAAGGGCTATTTTAATGTCTGACATTTTATCTCCTTAAGTAATTTAATTGACGTGCTAATACCTTTGGTGCTTTATTATCTAGAAAATAAAGAACACCAGATACCATTGCGTCTAGTACGTCATCGTGTGAGACCTTTGGGAAGGAATACATCTGTTCTTCTAGAACTGGAAAGTGAGAGGTATGTCTTACCTTCCCTTGTTGGTAAAAGTTCAAAGCTTTTCCAGCACGTACTTGCTTTGATACATGTTGGCGGATAGATCTATATTTTACAGGAATATTTTTGAATACGTCTTGCCATAGATCTCCACCTTGGTTAGTTTCTACATATATAACTCCAGGGTTATATATATCTACGAGTGCTGCCACTCGTTCTGATAATTCAGATGGAGATACTTTCAGCTGAAAAGCATCTCTCACATAGACGTTATCATCGTCTCCTCTGCTAAGCACGGCTATTCCCGTGTAGTCAGAAACTTTATTTTTAGTCACAGCTGGGTCAATTGAAATAATTGTATTTCCATATTCACCAATATCATCAATAATTACATCTTCATACATCCAGAAATTACCATCAGCATTTACAGGATGGTTCATGTAGTTCTTTGCAAAGTCACGTAGGTGTCGTTGACTCTGTAGCCACTCTAGAGACCACTTCTCAGGCCATACAGAGCGTTCTGAGGCATCTTCAGCAGTCATAATGGCTGGATAGTAGTGTACGCCTACATTCTGGTCTGTAATCCATTTTAATTCAGGTCCACGCTCACCTTGTGAGTGCTTGCGAAATTGATCCATCATAGAATTAGGCATAGTGGTGGTACCCACAATAATCATACGGGCGTAAATATTCATAGGTGCAATATCATCAAAGACTGTATTCATCTGTCTTCCAGCCTGATATTCAGAGTAATTCTTTTCACCCTTTTCAATATCATCTAGGATAATAAGATCTGGACGCTGACCAAAGACCTTTTTACCTAAAGAGTTAGTGTCAATTCCGTTAGCATCAAATATAAAGTCATTAGACTGGACAATGCGCCAGGAATTACTAGCAAGAGATCTACCAGTAGAGTTAACAAGCTTTGGAGCACATAGCTCAGGATAATCAGCTTTGAGATATTCATTTGTTTCTAGCTCATTCTTAAATGTCATCAAGTGAGTCTCAGCCTGAGAAGCAGCATCTGAGAATGCAGCTACGAATTTAATATGACCATGAGCGGCGGCCCACATAGGAAGAATAAGAAAGATCCAAGTGCTCTTGCCACATTCTCTAGGAGCAATAAATGCATCTCTTCCTTGTTTAGGTTCTGTGGCTTTATTGATCCATGTCTTCCCATATTCAGCTAGATCCCAATGGAATTCAGATAGAGTAAGTTCACCTGAAGGATTCTTCAAATGGTGTGGCAAATAGAGCAAAGCAAATAACATTGGATCATATTTAGTTAATTCAACACGACCTTCAGATATTGTAAATAACTTTGGATCTATGTCACCAATATGTTTTGATATAGTATTCATTTTTACTGTCCAAATTTATATAGAGTAGCAAAAATAGAATATATATATATAAATGTCAAGTGGGTGGTCCTTAATGAATTGTCGACATATCTACATATAGATGTATATGTAATCAATTAACAACCTTTAATGAATGCTTAATAGATTCAGATCTCATTTTGGCTTCATTAAGCATATCTACGATTGCTAAATCAGAGCCATCCTTTGATCTATTCTCATTAATGTTAGTAGATTTACCTTCAATTAGATTGATTGTCTGAATAGCCTTATGTAATGCATTTGATAATTTGGCTATATCATCTGATACCAGGTCATCTTCATATAGTGCTTCTACTGTTCTATCTATTACTGCCTGTGCCGCCAATACTTTCTCTTTATCAGTATAGAAGATGTCTAATTGTTTAGACATAACTGCCAAGGTATTGGCAGTAGGCATATCTACATTTCTCTGCATATAGAACTTCTTGGCTGTATGGTAGGATTTAGGATAGCCTAATGTTCTCATAGCTGGACCAACGCCCATTTCATTAGCCATCTCTATAAATTCGCTTATTTGTTCTTCTGTAAATGTTGGATATCCCATTTAATTACCTCTTTTAACATTATTTGCGCCCATTACGGAGGCATCTGTGGATCTTATTATAGATATATCAATATCTGTGGATGAAACTGTGGATAACTTCTTATCCTGTGGATAACTCTTCTTAATTCTCTTCTTTGGTTTATATTGGTGATCTATTTCTCTTCTGATACCATGCTTATTTATATCTATTATCTTAGCCATTCCGCCCTATTTCTTCTTTTTCTTTCCTACTGATAATGCAATAGCAATTGCTTGTTTTCTATTCTTTACTACTGGACCCTTCTTACTTCCGCTATTTAGGGTTCCCGCCTTAAATTCTTTAAATACCTTAGATGTCTTCTTCTGTGCCATAGTCTTCTTTTTCATATTATTCATCCTTATCCCATAATTGGTCTAGAAACTCTCTAAGAGGGCCTGCTACTTCAAAGCCAAATGTCTTCTCATAAGTCTCTGTATCGTTATATATCTCTACCGTCATAGATAAAATACCTGATGGATGGTAAAACAGATCCTTGACATATGGATATAGTCTCATCTCGTTATCTGCTTGCACGGCTACGAAATCCCTAAAGTCTCCACGATGTTTCACTAGTTGTTACATCCTATCATTCAAGTCTAAGTATACATCAGAAAAGAAAAAACCCCAACAATAGGGTGGTATTGTCAGGGTTAATTCCTATATATAGGAGTATATTTTACTTAGTTTGGCAACTAGTAAAGGTAATTATATCACTTACTTGAATATAAAGGTAGAGTTAAATGAAGTATTTATCTCTTTTTTCTTTTTAGCCTTTGGAGTTGGATCATAGTATATTGTTGGAAACCACCAGAATTGGTCTCTCTTAATTTGTCTAGCTTGATATTCAATTAGCCATTTGTCTATTAATTTGTCTAACTCTTTACTAGACAGTAAGATAATATCTTCCATCTTATTATCTGACCAAAAGCCTTTGAGAGCTGCATTCTCTTTAACTGTCTTGCCTCTCTTATCTTGCTTAAGAGTATAGTTCTCTCTTTTTCTACCTGTATCTACTCTAGTCTTAGTTCTTGGTCTACCCGCCATTTCTCATCTTTCTTATAGCGATATTAACTCTTTGTCTCCAACATGGTTTACAATAGATGTTATGTTTGTCTAGGCTATTTGATTTCTTACCAAACTGGCTGATAGGCTTTTCTAAGCGACAATCACGACAAGACTTAGACTGATGTACCACTTTGGCCTGTGCTAGTCTCCTAGCCTCATTGTAGGCCTTGTAATAGGTACTCTGGCATGGCTTACAGTAGCTAGATCTGCCATCTCCATATTTTCTGTTGCTAATATTAAATTCTGTTATTGTTTTATCATTAAAACAAATCGCACATTTTTTCATTTTTGTAGTTCCTATTCTCTTTAGTCTTGACTCTATGGCAAGGTTTGCATAATGTCTGTAAGTTCTGTGGTTCATTATTTGATCTGTTTCCGTCTATATGATCTACATCTAGTAATGTTTTATCTTTTGGTACTGTAAGACATCTTTCACAATACCCTTTTTTAGCCTTCTGAGCCTCTCTACGGCATGTTAGACAGTTGGTCCTATAGTATTTCCTACCTGTCTTCCCTAAACCCTTTAGATTGGCGTTCCTGCCGCATTTACACTTGGGAATCACTTGTGACCATCCATCCTATTTTGGCGGCGTCGGCGCAACACTCTTTACAGTGACTAAGGTATCTCAAGTATGTCTGACATGAATTACAAAAATAGATATCTCCATTTTCTACCATGATAATAAACTATCTACTTCTTCAGCTGTAAGTATATTTACAACTAGAGATTCGTTAGAATCTTCTTGTATTTCTTTTGTATTTATATTTGTATTTAATTTGTATTTAACTGGTAATGTCTTGCCGTAGGGTACGGCAGTAGGTGCCGTAGGTTCGTAATGATTTGCCGCATCAAAGTTCCTAGTTTGCCGTAGGTAGCCAAATTCAACTAACTCTTTTTTAGCAGTTCTAACAGTTCTTTCGCAAAGTCCAGTACCCTCAGCTATTTGTTTATTAGTTGGTCTGGATGGATTGTATGAAGCGATTATAAGTGCTACAATTCTAGCTTTAGTGCTGAGATTAGATTCTCTGATAGAACGTAGGTACTCAAAGTAGTCCATGTTATCTCCTTTCTGATGAGATAACCTTATTATATAACGCTATATTCCTTATGTCAAGTACTATTTATCTATGAGATGTACGAGAATTTCATGCTGTCTGGCTTCAAGTCTATTAATCTGATCTTTCATTGATGTGCCAGAATTAGGTACAAGTTCATTTAAGTAATGCTTTACTAACCATCTAACCATTCCTACTAGTTGTAGTTGTATTAATATGATCCCGCCCACAATTGATAGGACTAATTCTAAATCGCTCATAGATCCTGATATGCCTCATCAATTGCACCTTGTCTAATGGTACGTATTACATCAATTCCGTTATAAGATGAAAAAGACTCTGATCCAAGTTTATCTATAAATTCAAGAAAGTTATCTTCTGCAACTCCCATAATTTGATCAATTGCTTCTGGATGGCTAGAGGTTAATTTAATATACCCATCGCCTTTTGTATCTACCGCATCTCCAGCTATATGTACTGTAACTACTGCACTACAATCTATTTCTAAAGCAGCAATTAAAGCTTCTTGTCCTGCATTCCCGCCCAAGTTTTTAATGCTATTTGCAACATAATCAGTAGCATATCTAGAAACATCTATATCAAATGATGGCACTAAATAGCTCCAGAGATTATTACTGCACGATACCTATATCCTGCCTTCAGTCCCATTGGACCAAGTACTGGTGCTGTCTGGACTATTTGCCATTCACCATTAGTATAAATCTCATCGTTATTTGCATCAACTATATTTTTTACATAGCTATTTATCTGCATTTTGGTCTGGCTTTCAATAACTAATTCACCAAGTAAGTTTACAGATAACTGCATAGTAATTGGTGCAGCTGTAACATTGTAAACTCTATTACTTACTAGTCCATCTGCTGATGTTACTATTGTATATCCATAATAATCTCCTACATAAGGATATTGCTTGGTGGTATTTGCTTTCATTAGTTTTTAGTCCAATCCGTTCTTAGTAAACGTCGTCTCTGGAATATCTTTCCTGTACGAATGCTGCGTGGCTTTTTAAATGATAAAGCTTTTGCTGCCATAAAAGCAAGCGGAGCTATCCAAGGAGCCGACATAGATGTGTTAAAATTCTGTGTAGAATCTCCAGAACCAACAGATGTTGATGCTATTTGAGCATAAACTACATCTTCATTATCAATCATATAAGCTGCTTGATAAGCAGTCATTTTATCTAAAACTAGCAAATCGGATGGATTTTCGATATCAATTTCATCTTTGCCTACAAATATTTCAATAATTGCCTGTGCCCTTTTAATAACATCAAGGCTTACATCTTTATTTGTATATGTCTTTACACTATTAGTTGTACTAAACATTATCTATTTCTCCTTCCTAATTCACGTACTCTTAAAGTATGTGTTGTTGTAAAATCTAATTTTCCAGTCCCGCCTAATTTAAGCTGAAAAACGTAGTCTCCAGGCTCATCAAATAGGCTTCTTGTTGTAGGCCATCTAAATATAATGTTACCTACTACTTTATTATTTGTATCTAAAACTGATCCTGTAAGATCAACTTCTTCATTATTGCTACCTATCAAAACCGCTTCTATATTTGTGTAAAGTGAGAGGTTCATGTCAGCACCACTCTGATCTTTAACTTGAATAGATAGAGGTCTGGCAGGTATTTGGTCTATCCAGTATTGACTAATCATTTGATTGCGTCCTCTCTTATGTATAGTATTGGGTCTTCATGTATCATGTATAGAACAATATCATCATCTTTTGAAGTTATAGTTCTAAAGTTAGTTGTTATCCTTGCTGATGCTGTAGCAACTCCAGGAATAATATTTAGTCCTAGTGGAACTAGCGTTGCAATTGCAGTTAATGGAAGTGGAGCAATATTTACTGATATTGTTCCAGATCTTAAACTTGTTTCCACAATTGTAGCAGAAGCTAATGCTGCTTGAGCATTTACTGATGCTACTTTATATCCAGTAATAACTGGTTGTGGCATAAATGCATCTGCTTCTAATGCTAATGGTCGCTGTGGCAATGTCTCATATACAAGTCTTTCTGATAACCAACGAAGTCCACGTGTATTAATGCTTGGAATAAATACTGATAGTAAAGGAAAATTCCATCCCCACTGAACACTATATCTTGGCATATCATACGCTGTTGTTACAATTTTTTGTAATTTGCCAGCTGCTGTTCTTGAGTATTGTTGACCAAGACCCTTTGCTTGTTCTTCTGTATAGCTTTGTTGATTATTATCACCAAATGGTTGTTGAGATCCAATAATATCTTGACCATTTAATGTCCAGTATTTGAGAGCATCATATCTTGCTCCACCGCCATTAGGAGTATTACTTCCAAGTGGATATAATCTATCAATATTTATTGAAGATGATTTGTATGTATTTCTTTGTGATTCAGATATAGATCCAGAGTTATATGCTACATCAATCCAATAATCACTTTTTAATTCTACTAATCTATGCTCTATAGGCTGATTAGAATCTGGTGTTATATATGAAGGTGTAAATGATTGTTGATTACCAACATTATCTGTAAACGATATAAATACCTTAGCACCAATTTGTTTTCCAGCTACAACTGTACCAGGCTCTATAGCAATTGATGTTGCATAATTACGATACGGATTTACACGTTCAACAGTTCCATGCATATATGTATCAGCAAATTTAGTAACAACCTTACCTGCTTTTATTGCATTAATTGGAACTGCATAATATCCATATGCATTAATCATAGAAGATATAAGGAACTTATCTCCTGGCTGAAGTCCTTCTTTCCATTCAATATGAGACCACCATCTAGATAATTCAGCATAACTTTTTCCATCTGGATTATAATAAACTTCATCTGTCCAAATATAATCTGAATCAGTAGTTAATCCAGGAATTGTATTTACAACCTGATGGTAATTATTTCTATAAAAATCTTCATAAGCATTATCTCTATTAGGATCTGTAATTGCAGTGACATAATTAACATCTAGCTGTGGGGTTCCAGTGTTTAATGGATCATTAATTTTAATAGGAGTAAATGGATCTGATGCACCATTATTTCCAGCTGCATTAAGTGCACTAACTTGATCATAAGTATCAATAAATCCCATATCTACAGCAAGCTGTGGATTAGTTACTAATAATGATATTCCGCTATCTACTGCATCTCTAAGAGATTTTAAGAAATCTTCAAATAATGTTTTATCAAGAACATTAAAGTATGGATCTGCAACACCTTTTGCCGTAGTTCCAAATGCATCTCTTTCATTAGAATCATCTGGGTAGTTGCGGAAACAAATCATATCAAACTGAGAAAGGTCCTTTAGATCTTCCTGCAAGTTTAAATATCTTTCGTTAGCTGTTACAGGGTTAATATAAGATAGTCCCTTGTCGGTTTCACCAAATATTCCATCTTTAAGAATAGGATGGCTATCTCCAACATATGTATCTCCACCTGGATAATTAGTTACTGGAACTGGCCAGATATCCCAATCATAAAACTTATTAGCACCATTTCCTAATTGTGTAGGAATAGAATAGAATGTATCTGGATCTGATCCATATCCACCTTGATCAAAGTTAGTAAATCCAAGACCAACTTGTCCATTTTGGAATCTTTGGAATTTTTTATAAGACCCGTCATTAACACTAAATGTAGGCCAGAAGTAAAGCATAAGAGCACGTCCACGGTTTCCACGACCCTTATTGCCAGGTGTCATAGTTACAGATGCTGTGGCTACAGGAGCTTCTACAGGAACAATTCCAACAGCTGCATAGTAGTTAAGATGTGTTTCTCTTTCAAGAACAAATGATCCTTGGTTTAATGCTACAGCAGATGTTTCAAAATCTGAGTAAGCATCTACATCAGGTGAGTTAAAACCAAACTGATGTATTGTATAAGCACTATTTCCATAACGCTGAATATCTAGCTCTCCATCAATAAATACTTGTGTTCTTGGGAATCCCTGATCTTCTCCAGTTTGTCTAAACTGAATAATTATATGGTGCCATTCTCCATCAGCAATGTCTTTAAAGCCAGTAAATGCTGCTGCATCTTTGCTATTAGGAGCACCAAGTCTTAATGATTTTTCTTCATTTAAACTTATCTTTCCATCTCTAAGTCTCCAAGATGTATTAAAGTCTTGGTACTGAGAATTGGTTCTATCCCCACGTCGTTTTCCAACAAAAAGAATTTGATTCTTTTTAGTAGTTTTTATGTATGTTTCAAATGTCCAGTTTGCACCAGTATTAGCAAATCCATCTGCAACAACAAAAGCAATATTTCTAACTCTTAATGCTTTTCTATTTTGAGTATCATATGTTCCAGCATAAGCTACTGGAAGTGGTGAGTCAGTTAAGTTATATCCATAGTAATCATTAAATGCATTTCTTTGATCAATTGCATTCCATCCACCATATCCGCCACCTCTAACAATGTCAGTAGATGTATTAAAGAATGCTGTATTTCCATTAAAGTTATTTGATTGGTAATCAACTAATAGAAGTCTTTGATACCAAAGGTCATCAGTTACTGTGTAATATGCAGGTGGCAACGGTAGCTGTGCAGATGCATTTAATGATTGTGCTTTTACTAGTCCACCCCGTGTTGTAGCAAGTCCAGGTTGAACTGCTTCAGCATTTGCAACCATTGCAGGAGCATTATAGTTATCAATAAGTCTTGGGAATGCTGGTGCAAAATAAGCTGATGCATCCATATGCAAAGCCCCATGAATTGCACCCGCAGATACAATTGGATTTTCTCCATTTGCAG